TTCTTTAAACGCATGTTGATTATTATGGAAATATTTAACTGAAGGGATGATATCTGCAAGATTGAATCCAGCAATTGCTTGTTTTAGCATCCATTCTAGATATTTTTTAGCTGGTCCTGAAGGGTCAGCTTCTGATAAGCGATCAATCAGATCAGCATGCTCAGGGAATTTATCTTTTAGGACATCTTCTTTTGCTGCAGATTTAAGCAGGAAAATGGAGGCTAATTTGAAAATGTTCATAGTGATATACTTAGATATTGCTATGGGGGTTTGGTTGTCCCGGAAGTTTAGGATTGCTTTGACTTCTAGAATTTCTTCTAAAGGCAGATGTGCTATTTTACCTCAATCTCTTCTCTCTCAAGTTCTCCAATCATATGCATTAAAGCAATATCCTGAAAATCTTCAACATCCTCTACCAAAGCCTTATCAAAAAAATGCTTATATATTTTCTGATATTTATTAACCTTATTGGGATGATTCTTTCTTAAATCCCTCATAATATAGGAATAACTTAAATGAGCCTTGGGTTCCGCCCCATCTGTCAAAACAGCCAATGCACACAAAACCTTATCAGCAAGTTCATGCTCATAATTATCCTTAAGTTCACAAGCTATTTTTCTTAACTTATTTTCGTAGTCCATCAGAAACCTTACTCAAAGCGAAAAATGTAAAGCGCCTAAACTCTTCCTCATCCTCATTTAATATTATATTATTAGACTTGCAATTCTTAACATCTATATTCAAATCCCCCAATTTATTAAACTTTCTATTTATAATCTCAGCAACTTCATATACGGCATTCTTAACTAAAAACGGACTTCCATAAGCATCGCATTCAATTTCTACATGCTCGCCATCATGAATAGAAACCTCAGCATCCATCTCATTACGTAAAGCAGTAGCTAATACCCTCGCAAATCTAGTCTCTACATACCTCGGTAACTCACTCCTAACTGTCACCAATAACGTATTCACAGCTAATTTTTGCCTTAATACCGATTTCTTTACCAACTTCTCAACCGGACCACATGCAAATAACTTGGCTAATAATGTCTGATATGTTTGTTCAAAATCTGCCTCCTCTGGAGTTTCTACCTCTTTTGCATCATCGAACCTAATCTCGCCTTTTCCAGTCTCGGGTTTAGCTTTCGGCTCTTCCGCACTTGTTACAGGCTTTCCCTTATAATCATAAGCCCATTTTTCAGACTGAAATGCCTTCCTATCAACCAAACCATTCTCCTTACCCTTTAAATAAGGATTATCACCATATTCCTTATAACGCATTGATACAGCGCCTGGTGGCGGCTTAGGTTCAGTAGGCAGCTTTTCCTTTATCGATGGCAAAACATTATTCATAAATCTGCGCATGTACATGTCCATGCCCCCACCATAAGCATGGATTTTTTCACCACCAAAGTAATTCTTCGTAGCCATATATAAAACATCATCCGCAACCAAGCCTGACGCCTTCCACTCAAGACTTTTGGGATATAAGTTGCCCAGAGTCTTAATATATTCTTCGGCGCCCGCTACGGGGCTGCTATAGGCCTTAAAATTCATTTTAGATTTAGTAGATTTTACATAAGGTTTCCCAGATGCTATCCACCCAGAGCCATTCCATTTTGCATCGAAATTACCAGCTGTTACGCCGCCAAAGTTATTATTACGTAACCTAAATTTACCCTTCTCTTGCCCAGTCTCAAAAGCAGCCTGTGCCCACAACAGCCCTAACAATTGCACATTAGGAACCTGACCATATACATTTTTATAGGCCTGTAATAATACATTTGCCATTTCAACATCAGTTAAGTAGGTATATTCAGCAGGCACAGCCCCGGCTTGCTTTTTCAAACCTTGAGTTGCAAAATTATTTTTAATTTTTTGAAATTGATATTTGAAAAGTTTTAAATCTACATTTTTAATTGACATTTTTAATAAATTAATATCATTATCTGATTGATCTAAAGCATTAATACATTTAGCAATTTCAAGAAAGTTATCTTCTTTTAATGAGAATAATTTAATTGGGTTCACTTCAGCCTTGCTCTAGCCTCTTTCAGTATGAGTCTGGCTTTTCCCTTATACATTCTTTCTTTTCTAAGGTCACCTTTAGCCTTGTATGCCGAGGCTACTTTGATGTAGTTTTTATAAATTTGGTTAGCTTTATTAAAATCCAACTCTAGTTGCTCATATTCTTCAAGGGTTTCATCTGTTGCGTCAACGTCGCCATCGCTATCTATATCTTCAATATCCTCATCACTATCTGCCGTATCTGGCATGGTGGTTTGAATTGGCTTAACAGGGCTTTGTAGTGCCGGGCTTTGATTTGTAAATGCTTGAGGGTCTGGGTCTTTTACAGGCCCCTCTTTAGGTTGAACTGCCGGCTGAGTTTCCGGCATCTCTTGTTTCTGCTCATTAAGCTTTCTCTTATACTCAATAATATCTTTGATATATGTATCATATAATGACTTCAATTCAGCAGCAATTTTTTTTCTTGCTATTTCAATTTTTTGTAAAGATTCAATATATTCCTCTAACTTACCTTCACGTCTAAAAACCTTCATTAATTTAAATTCAGATATCGTATTATTTACTACGGCTTCCAAATTTCTAGCTAACTTATCCATGGCAAGCTTTTGCTTCTGAATTTTCTTTCTATACAGTTTTTCTAGAGTTTTCGCAGCCCTTTCCCTTTTAGTTCCAAAAATAGAATCTAATACCCCAGCCTCTTTAGCAAATGAATAATCTCCTGAAGGGTCATAATTTTCATACCCGCCATAAAACTCATTTATATGCTCTCTACTAGGACTTGATAACTCATCTGTTCTTCCAGTTATTTCCAATAAAGCTTTATTAATTTGGTCGGCAAAATGAAACAAATCTAAGTATCTGTGATCTTTCAAAGCTTTTTTTGCAGCTGCCAGATTGGGTTTTAATGACGTTGCTTCTGTTCTAATTTCAGTATCAATTTCCCTTAACTTCTGCATTTCCTCTTGATATGTAGAGGAAAAAGTTTCGTTAAACTTTCTGGCGAGGCCGGTGACGCCATAATCCTCTCTCTTCTTATCAAACCAATCAAGCTCTTGGGCGGTTTTTTTTAAAAAAATTGAGGCTAAAGAGTGTATATTCATAACATAATACTGGATTATTCCTAGGGTATTTTTTTATACCCATAGTGTTTGCGCCAAAGATCAGTCTCTCCATGTAGGATTTGTTCTGATAAAATATTCCACTCAGCTTGATCCCGAGGCTTTGGTACAAAATCTGGGTCCAATGCTCGATCTAAATCTTTTAAAAACATATCCCATTCAGAACGCTTCCAGTTATTAGGCGGGCTATTTGGAAATAGCTGTGCCCTGTCCGCCTTTGTTATTTCTCTAGGCTCAAACTTCTGCTCATATTCTTTAATCGTCCCGTCCGTTGCATCAACATCACCATCTTCATCACCACCCTCATCTTCATCTTCATCAGGGGCTGGGTAATACTGACCTTCTTGAGGCGCCGGATTAGCATTCTCAAATTCAATTATCTCTTGTGCTGCTTGTTCTGCTGGTTTTAATCTTCTCTCTGGCGTAGGATCTACAGCTTCAGGACTAAGTTCCACACTAGGATTGTCACCAATCTCATATTCGCCAGTATCATCCTCAGGTGCAGACCTCGAACCAGATCTGGACTCCGTTTTAGCCGCCTCTTCAATTTTGCTATGCTCCTTTTTATAAGCAACAATATCTTTAATATAAGTATTATATAATGACTTCAACTCTTCTGATAATTTTTTTCTAGATAATTCAATTTTCTCTAGAGATTCAATATACTCTGCCAATTTTCCAGAAGTTCTAAAACCAGCCATCTGTTTTAGTGATGCTATCGTTGTATTAACTATTACATTTAAATTTTTGGATAGTTTATTCATAGCAAGTTTCTGCTTTTGAATTTTTTTCTTATACATTGTTTCTAAGGCTTTTCCAGCTCGTTGCCTCTCACTCCCAAAAAGTGATGAAAATACCCCAGCTTCTTTCAACATTTGAGATTCCATACTGGCAAATGAAAACTCTTTCGAAGGATCATAATACTCAGATTCCCCATAAAATTCATTCATATGCTTCTTATTAGAATCTGACAATTGCCCTAAGTTCTCTGTCATCTTTGATAAAGTTTTATTAATTTCATCAGCAAAGTGAAACAAATCTAAATACCTACGTTGCTTTAGAGCTGTCGTAGCACCTGAAAGACTAGGCTTTAATGCCATAGCCTCTTCCCTAACCTGGTCATCAACATCCCTTAATTTATTCATTTCATCTTGATATGAGGATGAAATTCCTTCATTAATCTTCCTGCTTATGTTAGTCTTGTCTCTAAATTTGTTCCAACGACTTAGTTCTTGGGCTGTAATATTTTTCATCAAAAATCTCCGTTACCTATTTGCATTTTTAGTGATAGGGTTATGTTGGCATTGGTTCGCCACCCGCCCCAATTCCTGTTCCACCACCAGGCGGTGACCCACTATCAGGCTCTGGCGAACTTCTCGGCGGGGACATCCCTCCACCACCAATTGGCGCTGGTGGCATAAACCCACCGTCTCCACCAAAATTATCCAACCCACCATCAGCAGCAGCAGTTTCTTGACCAGGTACCGCCTCTTCATAAGGGTCTTCACCAGGCGCAGCTGCAGGCTCTTTCTCCTCAATTTCTTCACCAGAGGCAAGTGATCTTAACTCAGTCAGCGGATAGTTCTGCAATGCAACTAATTCTTTTTGCCTTATCGTATTTTGAATGTCCTCATAGCGCATCTTTCTCTGCTCATCCTCATAATCAAGACCTAAAGAACGATACATTGTTTGTTGAGATACTTTCTGAGCCGCGCCCTCACCAGCTGATAACTGGATTAAATTGGATATATAATCACTCATATCAAATAATGACATGTGATTCCAATCAACCTCAGGAATAATAAGCCGCTTCTGACCACCATCCCACTCATAAAATTCATTAAGTTTAGAAATTGGCGCAAAAATCTTTCTCTTTAACCACGCTGCTAACATATTCCTAAATTGAGTATACCTCTGACGTAACACGTCTAAAGATACACTTCCCGTCGCATATGTCGAATCCGAGCCATCCATAATAACTGACGGAACCATTAATCCTATATAAATTTCTTTAATTAATTGAGTAATATCACCAGAAATATCATAAATCCCCGACGCAAAACCAACTCTCTCCACATTAACCGCGTCATGCGTAAAAACTTTTGCATCCTTATCATACTGAACCTGCTCAAAGGTATTTCTCCATTGATCGAGATCAGCCGGCGTTGGCCTAAACTCAGCGCTGCCAATCTTAATCAATGTCAGCGGGTTAATCATCCCCTGAGCCTGGACAAATTTAGACTCCCTAAGTTGGTCAAACAACATCAATTGCCTAAATATATTTACAATTATACTAGTGCCTCTATCTTCATACTGAGAAGTTTTTCTGGCTAAATGTGATACATAAAAATTATTTAATGGAACGTTTTGTCCTTTACGAACATGTTCTACAATACTAGGATCTAATTGTGCTCTTTGCTGAGCGTCGGCTGGGCTAGTTGAAAATACTAACCTTTTAAGATTTTGATCTGGTCTCAAACTGATAATTGGCTCACTAGAAACAACAGAGCGCTTAACTGCTACATAATCAGGGTTCTGAATTAAAAACTTACTCCATTTTAAAGTCTTATCATCTAGCTCACCATATACAAACGCCTCACCCAATGTCCAGAATTCTTGAGCAATTTGAACGCAAACATTCATTAAGTCAGTCTCTTCAATCATTGCAGAGAAGAAGGCCTCTACCTTTTGGTCTTTACATTTGATATTAAGTTTGGCGATAGGGTAGGTTGAATGTAGGGTTATTGCATTATGAACGATTGGGTTTAAAGCGAAGAAAGAACGACTCCAAGCATTGATGGTCGCTCTATCTCTTGGTAAATTTAAGTTGCTATTAAGCCAAAGTGGCGAATATATTTCTGGAGTTTGGACGGCACCGTTATTGGGGCCTCTCCAGCCACCAGAACCACCAGAGACGGTTGACATATTTGTAGTATGACCATCACCAAAAAGACCGTCAGAACCATATTTAATTCTAGCATTGGTAACAACTGTGCCTGCACTTGTTAAAACATTCGAAACTTCTTCAGAAGAATTTCTCATAAATTGATTTTTATTTCTAAATGCTCCCCTCTCAAGTTCTTCACCAAGAAGTTCTCTGCGCTCTGCAGAAACAACTTTAGCCATATTTGGAGTTACTTCTGGTGGCAAAGACATTTTCAGTCTAAACATTTCATCAGCTCTAGATTTTACCGTTCCATTTGACATACATCCTTATATATCAGTATCTTATAATATTACAGTAAAATGTCTATTTATTAGTTTAGGTAGCTCCCTTGGCTTTTAGAATTGCTTTAGCTTCAGAACTGAGCAAGAAAATGGAGGCTAATTTGAAGGTATTCACTTACCATTTACAATATCCAATTATTGCTGGAATTTGCCTCTGTTTATTACCCAAATCATATTTCATAAACTGAGGCTGGTTAATCTTAAATCCTTGGGTAATATCAAACTTATAAGCCAAATATGCATTCAACAAAGCCATGAAACCATCGTTAGGTGTTGGTCCCTTGACATAGCGCTTCTTCAACTCACCAGATCTCTCTTGCGTAATTTTGATATCCATGCTACAACAATGCTTAATCAACCATGCCACCTTCTCATAGCTTCCATAAGGGAATCTAATACTTCCGTTCTTCAATAATCCAATTAATTCAGAAATATAATAATCTCTCTCAAACATTATTTCTTTAGGAAAAATATCATAATCATATTTAATATGGCCAGTAACCTTAGGCACTGCCCTAGATGCTAAGAACTTATCCCCATATTTCTTTTGCAAAATATGAGTTAAGTCATGAGCATCTCCAATATCACCAATGGATAGTTGAGGATTGAAGCGCCTAAACATCTCCTCTACAACCTCAATCTTTGATTCGGGATCGACTTTGGCAAACAAAGCGGCAAATTCAATATCAAATGTATTAATACCACTTGGCGTTAATACAACCCCACAACTGTAAGACTGTCCTTTCTGCCTACCAGTCATTTGAAATAAGTTACCTTTTTGCCCCCAGTCATATCCTATATAAACTTTCCTATCTTCACCTAATGATATATTTTTTCTAAAACTTCTACCTATATCTGCACACTTTTGATGAATCTCTTCTTCAGATATAGTTGCGCCTTCACCGTCATAAAACTCACCCAAAACTTCATTTTGATAGATTCTCTCAGTATTGTTAGGGTTGTTCTCAGGTTTTTGCTTAATAATAACTTCTTTAGGAAAAGTTGGAATATATAATTGATTTATATGGTACCCAACATATTCACAAGAGTCATTATCTACTAACCCAATCCAGCGACCTCTATCAGCAGCAGGTCTTTTATCTTGTTCATGGTTACACTCTGTGCATTTTACAATAAAGCCATAAAGCCAAATATCTTCCCAGTTAACATCAGGACGGTATAGCGGAAAATGCTTACCACAATTTTCGCAACCCAAATGAAAATATTGCTGTGTACTTTGTTTCCACATATTCCAATAAGCTGTACTCTTTTGTTTAGGTGTTCCGAAAAATACCTGTACACCCTCACCAATTCTGCCATAATGAGCTTTAGACAAAACCTTTGAAACAGCACCAATTGCTAAGTGAGGGATATCCTGACATTCGTCATAAAAGGCTACGTCTACAGTGTTATGTGTAGGTATAAATGATTTGGTTATTAAATATAAATGAGACGAACTATTTACAGTAATACACCGCATTGGCTTTGGATCTATTTTTTCAATACTTTTTATAAATCTTTCCGAATCTTCCTTTAAACTTTGGAACTTTTTATAAATAATTAGTGTTGTATAAAAATAAATTGAATTATCTACAAATTCTGTTTTAATTCCCAAGGAATGTATAAGTTGCAGAGTTTGTTTTGCAAGTTGTTTGCATTTTAATTTATACCTGCCATCTTTATCACAAGAGCCATCTGCTTCCATTAAACCTTGTAAAAAGGCTATTCTTTGTTCTACAGAGGCTTCTAGATATCCTTTCGGCATTATTTTAGCATCAGAGGGGTCACCTTCTATCCAAAGTCCTACTATGTAAGGATCAATTTCAAGTTTCTTTTTAGAATATTGAACAGGCTTGCATAAGGGGATTGAATGATTGTCACTTAGTGTTTCTAAAATTTCTCTTGTACTCCTAGTTTTAATGCCGTTATTTGTTTTGGTTACCCATAAATGTTCAGCACAAGCGTCAACCGCAGTGCCGTCATCGAAAATAATTCTATATGATTCAGGGCTTTCATTAATAGGATGGAGTTTTGTTACATTACAGATTTCACCATTTTCATCGAATAGCTGGTCACCTTGTTTTAAATTTTTTAGTTTAACAAATCCGGTTGGGGTTGGCAGTTCTGTTTCTAGGCATAGCTGGCGTCCACGAATTCTATCTCCGGTTGCGCCAGTTGACTCAATCCATATTTGATTTGAATCTATAAACTTTTTAAAGTGTATATTATTATTTGAAGGGCTAGATGTATCAAATTTAGATTCGAGTATTGTCTTGAGTAAGCCATTTTTTTTCAACAAACCAGGGACAGGTTTGGACAAACTGATCATTGGATCAAACTTATCTTTTGTATAGGCTGATGCCAGGGCCAGGCTAGGGAATAGATGCATTAATCTAATGGGCGGCCTGCCATTATTACCAAACAAACCACAGCCTACAAAGTAACACTCTAGGGCGGCAGCCATGGTTGTAGCTCCAACCTGTCGACCTTTGACTAGAACTATCTTTTTAGAGTTTTCTTCTAGAGCTTTAACACCAATATATCTATAAATATCAGAAAATGGTTTATAACCATTTCCATTTAATCTGAAAGGAAAACCATCTAATGTTAAGTTATCTTCGCAGAAGTTTACTGGGTCTAACTGGGTTATTGACTTTTTAAAACTCTCAAAAAAGCTCTCTTGACTTTCTAATAGCACTTTTTATTTCCATTGTCTTTGTGGCGAAAATCCTAATGGATTATCCGCCCTCCCATTATCCTCATCATATAATCCAACACCCTTTCCTAAATCTGATGGAATTAAGTCTAAAGGCTTTTGATTATGTATTAATATATTATTAATATATCTAACTAGTTCCGGATCATCTAAGTCTGATTCTGATATATTCCGGCCGAAAACTTCTAATATGGAATTTAAAACAGCAGGAAGTTGAATTCCAAGATTAGAAGATATTAAATTTAATACATATGATTCAACTTGAGGATACTTTTCAATTAATGCGGGAACTGTATGCTCAGCAGATTTTTTTAAAAAAATATTAGTTAAATTGAAAAGGCTCATACCAAAATACCTACTTATTAGCTTATCTTACTAAAAGTCAAATTCATCTAAGTCCATAGAGCCTGTGTATTTACCAATATTTTTTTTCTTGTAAATAATTCTTAAGTTCCTTACTCTTCTGCTTTTAAACTTCTTTGTGAAGTAACATTCGCTTATCATTACTCATATTATCAAGGTCTTTTTTGTCAATGACGGGTTATGATTTAATATTTCATTATCAATTCTTCGCAAAAATCTTTCAAAGGTCTCTATAGCCCTATCGCTTTCTTTTTCTTAGCATTAGGCCCGCAGATTTGAAATAATTTCTGTAAAGATCATTCTTTTCCGGTCTATTCCCTTCTAGTGGTGGTCCCTTTGACTGTATAAAGTGTATCAACTTATCTTTAGATATGCCCAAGTCTTCCATAAAAGCAATAGTTTCTTTTATAATCTCGTCCCTATCAGACCCTTTGGGTAGCTTTTTAATGCTAGCAATCATCTCCCCCAAAGTGATTAGCTTAGCTAAATACTTTTCTTCTTCCTCATCCTCATCTCTTTTGATACCATAGTTGCGAGTTTTCTCATCTCCTGATGCTTTTACATCATAATCGTAATCATCAGCCTTATGATCGTCGGAATCTTCTTCTATACCCTGATTCATTATCAAAGTATTTCTAACATCAGCGCTTCTATCGTTCAATAAAATTTCAAAAGCCTTTGGCGAAATCTGGATCAATAAATTTTCTGCTAATTTAAGCCTAACAGACTCATCATCATCGTGTGACAACACCTCAAAAGTTTCATCTGCCAACTCAAGGTTGGTTGCTAATGCTTTTCTGATCTTTACGTCATCATCTTTTGCCAATACAAGCTGCGCTTTTAGGCTAATCTGCGGGTCTATAGCTAATTCATATTTGGTATTAAAATCATCCCCTTTTGCAGTGGCAACCTCCGCTTTAACCCAATAATCATTGTCACCATCATCAATCTTATGATCGTCCCAATCTTCTTTTGATACATCCTTACAATTAGGACCAACACAAACAGGCGTGTCCTCATAAATAATGCGTCTCTTTTGTTTAGGAGTTTCTTTTGATACATCTTTACAATTGGGACCGACACAAACAGGAGTATCCTCGTAAACAATACGCCTCCTCTCTTTGGGAACTTTATTATCAGTTTTTAATTGAGCTAGAACTCTCTTATTATACTTTCTAGTTGATGCATTTCTAATTCTTTCAAAAATATCCAAACCATCATCTTCAGACTCATCCCGCTCTTCCACAGCATTTCTAACAGCATCGCTTTCATCATTCTGCAGAACATCGTTAACCCACGACGGAAGGCTGACATTCCTTGCTAACTCAGCTCTAACACCCTCGCTTTTATCACGTAATAGTACTTCAATAGCTTTATCCGTTAAAGTAGGGTTAGTTGCCAATTCTTGCTTAATATAGTCATCTTCATCGTTTGCCAATCTAAACTGCGCTTTTGGGCAAATGCTTGAGTCTCCGGCTAATTCATATTTGGCAGCTAAATCATCTCCACTTGCTACTCTAATCTGCTCTTTAAATCTAACATCATCAGCAAAATCATCAACTTCGCCTATCATTTGCTGAGCTAAAGCCTTTTTACGATATTCATTCAAGCCAAGCTTTTGCTGATAACCTGCTACAGCCTCCGAAACAGAATTGTAAGGAGAGTTTTTCGACACGCCACTGACAATTTCAGATATACGATCCGTAATATCTTTGCGACTAGTAGCGGAATTTGCTAATAATTCCGGCTCATTAGCAACTTTGTTAGTAAAATCCGCCAGCCAATTAGCTAGAGGTGCGTTTGATTTTGATATGCCTTTTACCATAATTTATCCTGGATAGTTCGCTGCCAAATCGTAATTGTCACTAGACTTTCTATCGCCCTGCTCCCCAATTAGGAACCCTCTATCTAGTTGTCCTGGGTATAAATAACCCATATCTTCTAATAACTGAGCTAATTCAGCCTGTTCACGCTTAGTCAAATCATATTGTTTTACTTGCTGTTCAAACATTCTTTCTAAATTATGGCCGCCACTAACCGCGCCATTAACTAATACTCTAGCAATTCTGGAAATTAAAAGAGGCACAGTAACCGTAATGCCATTAATTCTCTCTTGCTTAGCCTCTTTAGTTAGATAAAGTTCCTCAGCACCCTTCTTACTAAACTTATTCTTTTTTAGTTTTTCTAAGCGATCAACTAATCTTTTCAGGCCTTGCTGAATTTGTTCTCTAGCTTTTTCAGCCTTAGCAGAATCAATCTCGCCTTTAAAGTCTACACGCATTGCTTTAGTAATTTCACGATCTAATAACTCAAAATGAGAGATTGCTCTTTCAACACCCGTGGTATCTCTGCCCGAGTGCTTGGGGCAACTATCAATCATTTCATATAGCCATTGAATGAAATTGCCCATTCCGCGGCCTTTCCAGTCCATTGGATCAGTTGAGACTTCAACAACTAATTCCCCATCATCATCAGAGACTTCTAGCTCACCCTCTTCTTCAGCACCAGGAATTAGTGGCATTGCAAATTGGATATCATCAGCATATGAATCATCATCAGCATATGAATCATCATCGTCCATAATGATATCTTCAAAATTATCATATGTTGGATCATCATCAAAATCGATAACTTTATCCATTTCGTCATATGGGTTAAAGTTTTGTGCCTCTTTTATTTTCATCTTTTAATCCCTAGGACAGTTTGAAACCACTGTCATTATTCTAATTTATTAGTTGTTAAATGCATCTGATCTTGATTTTGCTATCATAGCAACGTTAGGATCTGTGCTATTCCTTAGCTTTTCTAAATATTTTTCTGGTGCCTTATAAGCTACCAATTTCGCAAATAACTCATCACCACTAGGTTTCATAATACTATCTGCAAATAGCTCAAACCTCTCATCATTTGGATTTAATTTTTCAGCTAATGAATATCTTGCAGCCTTATTAGTAAAATAATTGCCCAGTAAGTAATCTAAATACTTATCATCAATTCTATTTATAATTATATCAATATTTGACATATTTCCATTTCCCTCATAGTTTTTCAATATTTTAGGAAGATATTTCTGATCAATTCTATTTAAGACAGCTCTAACCACCACATTAGCCTTATCATTTAGCATTTGAGGAAGATATTTCTGATCAATCTTTTTAGCTACAAGTTCTCTAATATTATCATCTTTATCATTCATATATTTTGATAAATCTTCTTGTGCCATATTGTCAAAAACTAATTTTAAAGTATGTTTATAAGCGCCAAAATTTTTAACTTCTTCCCTTTTTTCATCAAACAGGTCTGATACTTTTTCTGGACTTATTTTTAAAAATAAGCCAGGTTTATCATATTCATCCAAATCATCCCAGGCATCAATCAATTCATCGGCATCATCTGTAGAAATATGATTTACAGTTTCTCTAAATAACTCACTAGAAAAGTCATAATAATCACCAATAATTGTATTGAATAAAAATGATGTATATTCCGCTGGTACATGAGGCAATATATTATGCAAATCTAATTCATCAATATCACCTGTTTTATAATACTCTTCTATTATATCTTTAGCAAATTGATAAGGTGATAGTTCTTCAGTTTTAATTTTGGCCATTAAACTTCTACTATGGTTGGCACTATCAGCTTTTGCCGCATTAAAAGATTCAATTGCAGTATTTCCTATCTCAGCCTTCAAACTACCCAAATCTAACTTATTGGTTTGGCTATTATCAAATATTTCAACATCCTTATACTCATTTGATTCATTTCTATTAATTTTATAAGCAACCTTATCAAACTCATTTCCTTTTCTATTTTTTCTAATTAAAAAATAAAATATAGAATTTTCCTCTGAGTCATTTTTATAATATGGCTCATCTTCCATTGTAATACACCAAGTAGTACCTCTACCAAGGGACATACAAGCATCCTTAGTCTCTACTCTGAATAAAAAGTAATCATTATCTTCCCAAATAAGAGGCGTTGAATTTCTATCAAAACCATCCCCTCTTACATTTGCCAATCTCTTATTATAAATTTCTTTTGCCAAATTTTGTAATTCTTCAAAGGTTTTATATTGATTTAATTCTTTTAATTCAAAATAAGTTATATTTTTATAAAAATACGTAATAGTATCAATTATGTTATTAATATTATAATTATTTAATATTTGCTTTAATATCCAGGGCTTATCATATTCTGAAATATCCATTGCCATTATAGTTTCAACATCTTTCACTTTGCTAGGATTGTTTTCAGCCCTTATAAGGTTAAGAATAGATTCTAATTGATTTTGAAGCATATTTTTAATAGAAGGGCCTTGTTTTGGTTCTTTCTTGTATAATAAAGCCTCAAGTTCTTCTGGAGTGGCATCGGGAAAGCCTTCTAAAGCTGCTATATATTTAGATATTTTATTTTTATCAGCATTTAGTACATATTCCATAGTCTCATCAGAAACCTCCAAATCTTCCAAAGCTTCTTCTAATGTGCCAGCAGATTTGAGCAGGAATATGGAGGCTAATTTGAAGATATTCATAGTGATATGTCTAAATAGTATTAATATGTTTGTTTTGAGTCTAGAATTGCTCTGGCTTCAGGTGTAAGATTGAGATTATATCTCAAGAAATTTCTAACCTCCGGATCTTTATCATTAGCGAATAACATTTGAACTTCTGGTAGTAAATTTTCATTATATGCTAAATATATTCTAACATCCGGTTCTGTATCATTAGCTAATAATATTTGAACTTCTGGTATTAAATTTTTATTATTATATGCAAATTCTTTTCTAACCTCCGGATCTTTATCATTAGCTAATAACATTTGAACTTCTGGTAATAAATTTTTGTTATAATGTGCAAAATACTTTCTAACCTCCGGCTCTTTATCATTAGCTAATAATATTTGAACTTCTGGTAGTAAATTACTATTTTTTGCAAAATTCTTTCTAACCTCCGGATCTTTATCATTAGCTAATATCATTTGAACTTCTGGTAGTAAATTTTTGTTATATGCAAAACTCTTTCTAACCTCCGGATCTTTATCATTAGCGAATAACATTTGAACTTCTGGTAGTAAATTACTATTTTGTGCAAAACGCTTTCTAACATCTTCATTATCATTAGCTAATAACATTTGAACTTCTGGTAGTAAATTTTCATTATATGCTAAATATATTCTAACATCCGGTTCTGTATCATTAGCTAATAATATTTGAACTTCTGGTAGTAAATTTTTATTATGTACAAAATACCTTCTAACATCCGGATCTTCATCATTAGCTAATAACATTTGAACTTCTGGTAGTAAATTATCATTATATGCAAAACTCTTTCTAACACCTTCATTATCATTAGCTAACATCATTTGAACTTCTGGTAGTAAATTTTTATTACTAGATGCAAAAATCTTTTTAACAACCGAATCTGTATCATTAGCTAATAACATTTGAATTTCTTGTATTAAATTAGAGTTTTTTGCCAAAATTTTTCTATATGTTAAATCATTATAATACTTCCATTGCCTATCAGAATCCTTGGCCATCGTAGCTGTCGCCATTTGAACTCTTCTATCATTATAATTTGCAGTTCTTCCTCGAATCTCAGAGTCAGTTGTCATTATCTGCAATACTTTGGCAAATTCAACTTCCCCCATATATTTCTTAACATCCTCATCAGTTATTTTTTTATCATTTACATCAAATATCTCGTAATCTAATATCTTATTATTTTCATCTCT